TTGTCTGCTTCTATATCAAATATAAGTTTCATGCTCTGTCTCCGCAGTAGCTAGTTTAAAAATCTATGTCATCCTCTTCATCATTGAAGATTGTCTCTACCATACGCCCTGTATCAGTGCTGTACTCTAGTGAACAACATAGTCCTGTTTCGCCTGACCACCTGTTCTTAAGAACTCTAACGTGGCTGACGTGAGGATTGTCTTTGTCTTGCTGGTCTCTCTCCAACCCAATCACCATGTCAGATAACTGACCGATTGCTGCTGACCCACGTAGTTGTGCGAGGCTAGTCTGTGCGCCATCCTCATGTCCTCTGTCACCAGAGGGACGCTTCAAGTGTGACACTAGTATCATGCCACAGTTCAACTCCTCAACCAACGTGCGTAAGCGTGTCATTGTATTGTCAATTAGTCTCCTCTCATCTCCACCTTCAAGACCACTAACTACGATACTGATGTGGTCAAGGATAATGTAGTCACATCCACAACCATGCACTAAGTATCTTATTTTGTCAAGTAGATTGTCACTATCAGTAGAACCCCAATGGTCATACAGATATACTCTACCAGTTCCAAGTGTAGCATTGAAAGCATCTCTTAACTCCTCTTCAGGTACATCCTTTGACTGTAGATGCAGAGGCTTGTTCATCTCAATAGACATGAGACCTAAGGCTGTACGCTTCACTGATTCCTCTAGTGCTATGTAGCCTATCGTCTTGCCATGCCTGATAAGATTGTGAGCAAACTCTCTAGCTAACTGTGACTTACCTATACCAGAGCCAGCAGTCAGTGTTACAATCTCACCCATGCGACAGCCACCTGTCTTATCTTGCAGACCAGAGTAGTGATAGGGAACAGAATCTCTTTGGTCATCCTGTGTAATGATATCCCACACCTCAGTGCCAGATATAATACCATCAGGTCTGAATGTTCTAGCTTCCCAAACACTGTTAATCAATTCCTTAACACGTCTGGCCTGTAACATTTCATTAGCATCTTTGAGGGGTAGCTTGGCTATCCTACATTTATTAGGTGGTAGTACTGAGGCACATTCTTTAGCTGCCCTCTGCCCTGCCTCGTCCATGTCAAACATAAGTACAACATAATCATACTTACTTAGCCACTCAATAGATTTGCTTATCGCTTTCCTTGCTGACGTGCAGCCAGATGGTAGTGATACCACAGGCCACTTGTTGTCAAAGGCTTGCGATAAAGACATAGCATCTATCTCACCCTCGCAGATGGTAATGAACTGCTCACCATTTCCATCTCTCCACAGGTGTTCACCAAACAGTGACACCTCTTTGAGATTACCAATTACAGAGAAGTCTTTACTAGGAAAGCGTACCTTCTGTGCTTTCAATTCGCCATCCCTTCCCCTGTAATTAGCTACTTGTACCTTCTGTCCTCTGTACTCAGATACACCATAGCCCCAGAACTCACACGTCCTCTGCGTTAGGCCGCGCTTGATTAGTTCTTTGAACTCAATATCCAAGAACACTGTATCATGTGTCTCAAACTTAGCCATTGCTTCCTCGTTTGTGTCTGGTTTTGATAGTGTTCTGCATGAGAAGCAGTAGCGATTGCCATCAGTGTACATAGCGTTGGCATCACTACTGCCACAGTGAGGACAAGCAGTGTGCTTGATAAACTCACCCTCTTTACTCATCTAGTGCCTCTTCTATTATGTCTAACATACAAGCCAGACCTGAACGTATCCACTTGAGTACTTCAGGTGGGTACTTATCCACGTCCTGTACCATCATGTACGCCATGTCATCATAGTCTACGTGTTCAACTACCTCTGCCTCATCTACATAGACAGAGATACGCAGACCATCCTTATTGAACTCAGCTTGTACATCAATCTCAGATACAATCTCTTCTGTAATATCTACGATACTCATAACCATTCCTCAGGTATAGTTCCTTCACTATAGACAAAGCCATTACGCTCTGCCCACATCCCGTAGGTGGTCTTGCTTTGCTTGGATATTTTTTGATTAGCGTTTGAAAAGATAAACCTGATGTCTAGATCAGGGTGCTGGTCTTTGACTAACAGCATCTTTTGACGGTCAGCCGTTAGGAAACGGCCTTTGGTCTCTATGATGATGCCATTGGGTAAAACAAAGTCGGGGGTGTATCGAGCCTTTTTTGCAGGACGAAGATAATCAATCTTCATCTGCTCATATTCAAACTCGATACCACGCTCGAGCAGTTCTTGAGCTATACGTTCCTCAAGCCCTGACCGATATCCGTTACCTGTTTTATTTGCCCATCCACCAGCATTAGAAGAAGTCAGACGCTTCTTCCTGCGTAGTGTTGGCATCGGTTTCCTCGTTTACTTTTATTTCTTCTGTCTCGAAGACAGCTTCTTCGCCTACTCCGAAAGGATTAACTTTATCGTTTTCTAGTTCCTTTACTTCCTCAATCAATACGCTGAGAGGCTGGAGTGATACGCCTTTTTTCTCCGACTGCCAAAAGTAGACATCAAACTCTACTTTCATGGTTGAGCCACCACCTATTCTATCGGTTTGCTCATCAGCATTTCGGAAGAAAACTCTTGGACGACGATTCCAAAGTTGACCTTCTTTATTCATTTTGTTGGCAACTCGGATTTTAAAGATAACATCCCCTGTTGGAGTGCCATCTTTATCTTCATCCATTTTCCACATGGTGTTTTCGTTTTTGCTAGGAGCTTTCCCTGTCCACTCTTTGTAGACTGTAGCCAGCTCTTCCATTAGCTCTTTCGCTTCCTCAACAGGAACACGCAAATCAGCCTTGTATTGGCCTAGTTTGTTATATTTAACATCTGGTCTTACAAGGCGTGGGTAGAAAGCTTTTCCAAGCATTGTGACGCCTGAATACTTTCCTGATTTCTCATTCAGATATTTCATCTAAATCCTCAATTAAAAAGAAAGTTGTAGCGTAGCTAGAGATAAAATGTAGCTGACGCTGGGTTAGGACGACTGATTGGACTATGTAACCATCCTTATCGGGGGTTTCTCCAGCCTCTACATCCTCTTCAGTTGCTTTGTGGATTTGCATGACCATGAACTTATCGTCCTCAATCATGTAACCCATCATTGCTGGGATGCAGTCGTCATGGGTGTCATCGTGAACTTCATACAGATTTGCTATAGTGATATCTGCTTCGTCTACTTGCTTTTTGCAGTAGTCCTTCAGGTTAATTACATTAGATGTCATCATACAATCTCTGTAGGAAATTTTCACAACCGTAGGGGTCTGACATTGCTAGTGCTAAGTACAGACGCTCGAAGGTATCCCGTTTGATACCGTTCAAAGTTTCTCGTGAGTTGTACGCAGTGCGTATAATCTCAACGACGGGATGTAGTTGGTCAAACATTTGAGTCATTTCCGAAGGTTTCCTTCTAGTATGAGGGGTAAGTTAACGCTCTTGTATCTGTAAGTTTTAAGAAAAGAAGAACTCACTCTCAGATACTCCGTTAATTTCCAGTGAGCCTTTTCTTGGCGGTATGTCATGTTCAAAAGGTAAGCTCTCATATAACTCATGAAGAGGGTCTATTGTGACATACATATCTATAAAACTAGGTTTTACACATTTTTCCAAAAAATCTGGCATATGTGCAGCATGGACACCAAAACTGTCATGGATCATAGCAAAGCTATAAATGCCAACTCCTGTGCCAGCAAGCACAGCCATACGCAAATGACAAGCATCGAGACTATGAACAAAATTAGGGGCGACAGAAAGTGCCATATCCTTTGCATCCAAATTGACTGTATCATTGTAATACGTTAATTGAACCCTCCCGTTCATGTAAGTTTCTTGACGCATTAGTTTTTGACTAGCTCTGTACTGTACAACCTGAAATCCATCAGGCGTCGTCCATGTCATACGTTTGTCGTATGCAGAACACTCCAGCTTGTTATGATACTTTGTCCATTCTCGAGCTATAGATGACAGCCAATCCATAGCAACCTTGGCCTTCACTACAACCTCATCAATAGCTGCCCAGATACATCTAGACAGTAGGACTACCATCTCACCATCTTGCTTGGTATCCCAGAGACGCTGATGCCCAGCTTTCAGTTTTTCAGTATAAGCTTCTTGGGTGTATTCCATACAGCTCGAGAACTTACCAGCATAAGGTATCACCATTGTCTGACGCTTGGTCATCTTACGGTCTATACCAAAGTTGACCCATAACATGGCCTCGGGTGAACCCTCAGCAATCAGCATCCGCTTGGCTACATCAGCTACATCAGCATAGATATCCTGACGATCTAGTCCTGGTATCAGGTTTACTGATTTACCCCCGACCTCATCTCTAAGCATCGCTGAGTAGTGCTGTAAGCCGGAACAGGTGGCATCTACATGGCACGGAAAGTGAGAATAGAATACCTCGCCACGCTTGTCTGTCTCCAACAGGTCTGCCCATTCCATACAGAAGGACAAGAACATGAATGGTTCATCAGCGTCCAGCCACTGCTGGTTGTTACGCCAGTCCCTGCCACACTCAATAATCCATTCCTCATTTGCCACAACCCAATCAGCTCGGTCTTGAAGGGATACCTTATCGTTACCCCAAGCATTAGCTCCAGCCACTGCAAGCCATGCAGCTTGCTCCATGTTTTGGATAGGCTGACCATCAGCAAACTCCAGCATTGATTTACCGAAGTCGGCTGCCTGTGGGTTTAGGAAGGCTGGCAATGGGTATGCCCGTCCCCGTACATCCAGATTGTGCGGAAAGAATATCTGATGGAACTGCTGAAACTTACGAGCTATAGACAGCGTGAAGACAACTGACAGTCTCTTTGAGATATCCTGACGGTTCTGGTCACGGATTAAAAAGACTTCCCTGTTGTGTTCTTTGCGTACCTGTTCGTCTGTATCGTAGGCTGGTGGCTTTGGTGGTAACTCACGGGCATCTACAGTTGGTAAACCCCCACGGTCACCACCCAGCTCATTGAAGACGTAATCTAGTGCGTCAACCATGCGACGCTTTACTCTCCAAGGTGTCTCCTGTATTGCATTGATGGGTGGCAGGATACGCTCCCAGTCCATCCGTAGCATACGCTCGACATCTCTTTTACCAGCACCTTTAATGATGCTGTATTTTTTCACACGGCCTTTGTTTAGGTATCCGCCTTTGAACAGATTATATTCAGCAGACCACGGGCGAGGCTTCACGACCATCGGTAAGTATAATGTGAAATCCAATACAGACCGCTTGCAGGTCTGCTCGACGTGATC